CCCAGCCGTAATATTATCAAGCACATCCCAGTTCGCATCTACTAAAGCGCCCCAACCGTACTCTCCGATGTCTGGTTTATAAAGATTTAGATTAGCTGTAAAAGTTCCCATTAAAACCTCCTATGTATTTGGCCAATTTATTAATCCCCAAGGAAACAAACCCCACCCTGCAATTAATGTGGGATAGGCAACAATTATTTGTCCATTATAATTACATAAAGCACTTCCTACTGGAACATCATCACTGATGACATATTCTTTTGTAAAAGGATCACGTTCAATTGAAATATATCCATTAGTGATATAAAGGTATTCCTTAGAATCAACAACACTCCATGTTAAACCCGCTGTTAAATTATCTATCTTTAATACTAACGAATTGCCTGATAATTCATATATCTCATTTGCAGTACAAACTAAAACTACATTGCTCGTTACGATTAACTGTGGATAAGGAAATGCACAAGTCAATCCAGATGTGTCAATTTGTGTCAGTCGTTCTATTGACTGAAGTGCATCTTCGTATGGAAAAGCCCCTTTGGATTCAACTAAGAATGGATTATTACGTTTGTTGTTATTCGGACTAAGACCTTTATTGAATGGTTCTTTGATGGGTATAGTAACGGTTTTCATTATATTATCCCATGATATGATAAATCCTTCGGCTTTTCGTTAGGAGTTAAATCAATAGTAGAAATCCTATTGATCCTATCTTTTATTACTGATACTGACAAATCTAATATCCTTTCATAAGGGACACCTGGATTCTTAGCATCTATTTCCTCAATCGTCTTTCCAACCACATCCATATGATTTACAAAATCTTTATTATCTTCAAAGAATTTTACCTTTAATTTATTCTTCTGTATTTCGTCAGCATACATATTAGCAACAAGTTTAGGAATCTGTAAGAAAAAAGATTCTATAATCTCAAATACTTCTTGCCTATCTTCTGGTGTCATTAGTATATATTCTCCGCAGTCAGATATTGTAAAGACCCATCAAATACTTCATTCCTCTCGGAATTTATCAATAAGGTTATCGCTTCTATAAAGTTAGTTTTCCAAGTTACAATTCTATCATCATTCTTCAGAAAAGGTTCTGCCTCTACCAATGAAGCATAAAGTAATATATACCATGCGTTTTGAGTCCACCAATTCGTTGAATAAATTACTCCATCCAGTAATGGACTATATTGATAAGCCGTCATTACTACGGTATAATCCACATCGGGAACAGGTCTTACCATCCATTGTAAATTCGGGATTGCATCAGGAGTTAAACTTGTTTCCAGTTTAGGAACTTCAGCTATTAAATTAGGAATACCTGTTTGAGCTATCGGATAGTATTTTTCAACATAGTCTAAGTCTTTCTTGGTAAGTGGATACCTTGAACTGCTATTTGTCGCATATACACCTATAATACTTTTATAATTCGGTATCGGATTATCAATCGTATCTGTGTTAGCAGAAAGGGTAAAACTTTTCTTGACCTTCATGCAACGGAAGTTAGTCTGGCTTTCAATCCTTCTCATTGCCTGATTGATAAGAGTTCCAATATTAGATACATCAAGGCTAAAGAATGTAGAAGATATACCAGAATCTGTAAACGCTGTCGTACCCGCTATAAATGTAGCACTTGCATTAGTTATTACCTTAAAAGCACCAATTGGAAGATTATCTTCAGGAGTATCAGGCAAAGAATAAGTATTGTTATTTCCTTTCGTAGTTATTATATTCCCTAATAAATTTATAGAAACAAGATAATAACAGAAGGTATTTATTGCCTGTTCAATACAAGAAGTTACTGAAATATTATCAGTTGCTAAATATTGTTTCTCCTGATTGAATAATTTATAGTTAATATCCTGTGTAATTTGAATTTTATTTGCTGTAGTCCCAATTGTTAATCCACACAATTGAACTATCTGAGGATCATTTGGTCTTTGAAGGTAGCTTGCAACCAAGGACAATAATTCTTTATATGTCATATAAGCACCTCACTGTAAGCATCATACCACATTTTCCACATTTTGTTAATATCAAACTTATCTTCCACTGTTTTATGGGCATTTTCGGATATTTTCTTCCTAAGTGCCACATCCTCGATTAACAGTGAGATTCCCTCTATCCATGCCTGTTTATCATTGTTTTCAATGAATATCCCATTATCTTCGGAAGCTATTTCCTTATATGGAGAATAATACGATGTAACACAGGGAATACCTAAAGCTCCCATCTCAATCCACTTAATAGGAGATTTACATTTGCTAAATTCGTTCTCATACAAAGGTATTACACATATATCAGGGTCAAGTATGGCTGATTTCAGATGATAGGCAGGGGTGGCTATCCAAGGATGGAATTCATACCTGTCTTTAGGAATATTCTTTAATGTACCCTCAAATACAGCACCAAAAAGCACAAGTTTTACTTGTGGATACTTCTCCATGATTATAGGTAGGACTTCTGCCAATACACACCAATCCTCATAATGAGAAGAACCACCTGACCAATAAAGTCTAATATCCTCTCTCGGCATAAATGGTAGTTTCTTCCATATATTCATATCTACGCAATTTGGAAGAACCACTACTTTCTTTGCATAAGGCTTATAGACTTCAGCAAGAATCGGTTGAGTTACAGTTACGCAATCAGCTTCCTGCATAGCCAAGATGAAGTTTTCCTTCCTGATTTTATTCCTCTGCATATCTATGAAATTGGGTTGTGTCTTTAGGTGTTTATATTTCCATGCGTGTCTTTCGTCTATCCACATAGGATGCCGTTCTCCCTGAAAGTTTACAAATACATCCTCTGTTCCTGTTTCCTCATAGTGTGGACTAAAGGGTGAAACTTCGAACATATTATCGTCATGGTCTATTACGATCTTACAACCTCGTTCCCTGAATTGAGGAAGAATATTGATAAACTCAAGTTCACATACCCTTGGAAGTACAAATATATTAGCATCCAAGGCTCTAAGTATCTGGTCTACAGTATCACCTCGCTTAAAACTTGCTATCGGAACATTTCCTTTCTGTCCCATTGTTTCCAATGGTAAGGCAAGTCTATAATAGGCACAACCTCCATTATCTCTTAAAAAATAACTAACTTTCATATTGTCTCGAAATAGTATCTATCTTCATCAAATTCTTCGATTAGTGCATCAGTAAGTAAATCAGGTGGGATTATACTTTTGACATTCCCCCCGATTATCCCCCAAGGACTTCCAGGTAATGGATTGATTCCAATAACCCTGTATCCTACCCTTTTGGCTTCATTGTAAGCCTTTCTCCAATCACTGCACTGTTCAAGCACACAAGACATGACTACGGTATCGAATTCCTTATCGTTAAAAGGTAATTTCTCAGCAGTACCATGAATTACCTTTAATCCTTTTACTTTTGCCAATTCTATCATTTTTGAACTCGCATCTATACCTGTACCGTTAGGTACTAAAGATAATAACCATCCTGAGTTACACCCCACATCAAGCCATCTACCATATATCTTATCCTGTAGGAATCGGATTATCCCATCGTTAATCGGGTGATGACCTTCTTCTATCGCTAATGTGTAGTAATTCTCATAAGACATTGCTCAAGTTTCTCCTTTGGATACCACATTCCATACCTCCAAGAATGGGTATAAAACATCTCCGAATCGGGTTTACCACTATCAAGGTAGTGTTCGATATTCGGCATTAACTGAAGTAATTTCAACTCACATACTTCAGGGGGATAAACTCCCTCATTAAACGGAGGGACATAATACTTTGGTGTTAATCCTACATCGGTTAATAAAGTCTTTGCCATATAAATATCGTTTATAGAAGGACTATGCGAGTGCCATAGACCATGAACTGCAAACAGATCGCTTCTATGGTTTTTTAGATAGTTCCATATATCCCAATTATCTAAAAAGGTTTTCTTCTTACCAATAGCCACTATCTCATCATCAGTCATTGTATAGTGGATTCCATGTGTTTCACCCAGTGGAGTAATACAATGTACTACCTGTAATTCATACTTATCGCATAACTCACAGAACCATACTAAGTTATCCAAACAAGTATCTACACTAATATCGTCATTTCTAATTAACACTATTAATCCTTGCATCACAAACTTTACAGACTGGTAGATTTACATATTTTCCACCTTCCATTTCCATCTGCCATTGCGATCTTCTACTCTCTACTTCATTAGAGTAAATACCGTCTTTATAATTACCATATACCTGAGATTTCGTATTGTCTATACAACAACCCACTAAATCCCCATCCCAGTGAATCATTCTGTTCACCTGAGAAAAAGTGCAAGTACCCCCCCAAAAAATATGGTTAGGAATAAGCAAATCGTTATCCTTTGGAATTCCAATCATCCGCATAATATTACACTCATGCACTTGGATATTGCTCCTTTGAATTAAGTTTTTAACTTCCTGTGGGGTTTCATCCATATTCTTCGCTGTGTGCATTAACTGAACCAAGACTTTAAAATTAGCATATTTACTTACAACATCACAGAACATTCTTATATTGTCCACTACCTTATCGAAATTACTACCTGTGTTGATGTATTCCATGAGTTCTTTCCTACTTGAATTCAATGATAGTTTAATCCAACTAAAAATAGTGTAGGAACATAATTTCTTAACTATTTCCTCTGTCAACAACATACAATTATCGGAGAAATCCACATTCGTAAATCCCTTTTCCTGTAGATAGTCAAGGTTTGCCCATAAATAAGGATTAAGCAATAACTCGCTATACCCATGTAAAACTATCCTATCGTATCGGATTCTTTTATCATATGCTAAATATTGGTCTACTATATTCCTAAAAACATCAGGTTTCATAAAACCTTTAGGTCTTACCTCTAACCTACTGCAACAGGATATGCACTTTAGATTACAGATATTTCCCAATTCAATTAAATAGAACATGATACCCTTAAATCCCTTTTAGAATGGTGAGCAATGAATTCTTTTGAAAATATTATATTCTCGAATCCAGTATCTCTTAACAACCCTTCCAATTCCGATTTCTCATACACATACCGATGCACCAATAAAGGGTCTATGGGTTTGGATTGATCTCCATATAGCCCCCAATGCCCACTGATTTTCTCTTGTCCTATTCCATAAATATACATTAATGCAGTTTCCATGAGTTCGGTGAATTCTATCGTCAATGTTCCTTTCAAAACTCTTGCCCAATCCCTGAGTATCTCAGGAAATTCCCATTGGTAGAAACTCTCTATTACATGGATAGCCATAATCTCATCTATGGACTTATTCTCAAAAGGAAGTGGTAATCTCAAATCATGTTTGAAATCACTATTATCGCATAAATCCACATTTAAAAATCCCTTAATATGCTGGTTGCCACATCCTAAATTTAATTTCATTTTTTCATCAATAAACATTCTAAATTTGCATTACTGAATTTGGGATAACCTTGTTGGATTTCCCATTCTTTAGGTTTATATACACCCCATAAAGAAGAACGGGAATCAAAATATTCGAATGTAGTCGGGATAAATCCATTGCAATGGGTAGGGTCTTGCCAGTATTGAGGCGAACCTGCATATGGTACTGAGACATGAAGCATACATCCTGACTTCATTATCCTCCATAATTCGTTAAATACATCTATGGTTAGCCAAGGCTTGATATGTTCCATGATATGGGAAGCCTCTATCTCATCACATGACTCATCGTCAATCGGATAGGGAAATTCCTCTATATCATGTACTATATCTACAATATCGAGATTCCTTTTATCCATTCCTATAAAACCTTCGAGTTTATATTCCCCACAACCTAAATCAAGTTTCATTCATTGTCTCGTTATATAGTTCGGTGAGTTGTTTACAGATATTATCCCATGTATAATCCTTAACCAATGGTGCGGTGTAGAATTTCATTATCCCTTCCTTAATACTTCCAATTGTCCTGACTATCTTGTGGATATTAAACTGTTTAGGAACTCCTACATCTGTCGTTAGAACTGGTTTATTCATGGCAAGACACTCCATGACTACGGTATTATGTCCTTCCTGAAGTGAACTGCATACCAATAAATCTATTTTATTATAATAATCAAACATAAGATGATATGGAATATCTCCTGTAGCTGGCATAAAGTTCACCCCCAACTCGTTACATGCCTGTTGAATGATTGCAAAGCCTTTATATTCATCAGGCTTGCCAGCAAAACCAACTATAAATTCTTTCTTGGTAAAGAATTGATCGAAAATCCCATCGGGGATATAATGGGCATTAGGGAAGAATTCCAGTAAATCGTGGTTAATTACATGGACTTTCTTAACCTTTTTAACCGCACTATATAAATATTCGGGATACCTGAAGGAACGAATAGTAAGTAATATAGGGGTTTCGATTTTCTCAAGCACATGGATATGTTCTCTTAAATCCCAATTCTGATAATGAACCAAATCGTGTTGACCCGCAAGATTCATAAATTCATTTGGATTAATCCTTGTGTAATAATTTTTGGTAAATTCAAAAGGCATTCTTGAAATCATCTCATCGGTGATTCTATCTACAATCCACTCTGCCCCATCTGAAAGTATCAGTACCTTCTTCAATTAATATGCCCCCTGCAATCGAAATAGGGGTGTTCCCTTACGTTACTTGGATGAGTTTTTATTTTAATATCAAGATTCTTCCATAATACATAGGGAAAAGACAACTGATCTCTCTTGGAACCTACACAGATTTCAGCCCACCATGCCTCGTTAAATCTTCTGACTCTATCATTGTTTCTTCTTATTAGAAATCCACATTCGTATAATCCAGCATTGGATGGGTATTCTTCCGACTTATATCTATCGATCTGTCTATTTATAAAGTCTTTTACGGTTTCATGGTGAATACAACACGGCATTTCGTTATAAATGCAATCCCTAAAACGATGGGTAAACGCAAATATATCTCCATCTCCTAAAAACTCATCTACAAGAATATTGGCAGGTACATTAAATGATATATTCCCATCTATCCAAATTGATATATCATCACTGACATATTTATGAATAAGCACCTTATGAATCTTGGCATTCCTTATAGGGTCGGAAAATAAATTATAGGTAGGTATGATTTCCCAATTAGGACTGACTTGATCTGTAAATGCAACAAATTTACCCTGAGTAAAGTTCATATCCTCCCGAAGTCTATCTTTATTATTTGTGATAGCCGTCACTATCGTCATTTGGCTATCTTATACTGTCTACCCTCATCCGTCTGCAACCACTTATTAAAAGCCTTCCAATTAACATTCCCACAACAATCCGTAAACTCAGGATGGGCAAAGAATGTCAGACTCGGAACTTCTGCTACAGGCCAAGCGGGTCTATTCAACATGAAGGAGGGATTGAATTCTTTTTTCTGTTCGGCTACAGACTGCATAACAGGTCTATTGTCCTGCATATGCCTGAATATAGTTTTATCGCCTTTATTGGTTATATCTATCAATTGTGGTTTGGCTTTTATCAGCATAATATATAGGGGGCATTTCTGCCCCCCAATACCTCCTTGTTAAGCTATTGTTAAGTTATACATCCTACCTGAACCATTCTGGTTTCTTGATTCAAGTGTAAGTTCTGCCTCGATGGAGAAGAACGAACTGAATGACGCAATCGGCAGTTCTTTCTTCTTGACTGGCCTCAACCATGCCTTACTCCATAATCCCATATCTCCAAGGATGACTACAGTACCGTTGGATGCGTTACTCGCACCATTAAGAACTGTACTGAGATGGATTGCGATTCTACCGAAGTCCGTATCGTATACATTTACGGAATCCACAACGGTCTTGGTAGGTGCATCCACATATTTCGTAGCGGAAGTCGTCATGGCACTTATCATCTTCTTCTGCCAAGCACCACAGAGAATGTGCTGTGGTTTCCCCCCATCTGCCCATATAAGAGCCAGTACAGTGGTAATGCTGGCTGCCAATAGTGGTGTGGCATTACCTGTAGCCGTACCAGTGTAGGTATTACCTGTAATCCAACCAAGAACACCTTTTAACTGTCTTGCAGTTGCGGTATCCCCTGATACTGCCGAAGCATTAATTAGAAGGGCATACTCGATATCCATTGCAAGTTCTTTCATGTTCTTGGTGGTCTGATATGCTACCTCTGAAGCCCTACCTGCCTTATCCACTGTTTCCTGTGTCTCGGTAACCATAAACTCCTTAGAAAGAATCTGTGTATAGTTACCAGTCCTTGTGGTAGGCACAACAGCAGTAGCCGTCTTAGTGTTTCCTTCAATCTGGGCATTGGCTGCTGGTGCAGCGAGTACATCTATCTGCCATTCATGGTATCTTGCCTTTGCCCTTGTACTGCCTGAATTACTTGTAAACCAAGCGTCTGTCGGACTGATATTCGTTATTACGTCTATCAAGTCCTCTCTGTTTCCAGTTGCATCATAAGTCGTATAATCTGATGTCGGAATTGTCATTTATATACCTCTTAAATAGCCCCCTTGAATTTTAGAATTTTAGCCCAGTTGCCAGTTCGTTTGGCTTCTTCAAACTCCTCTTGGTAATTGAATTCTTCACCTGCTTTTTTAGGAGTAACCGAACCTGAACCTGGTCTTCCTAATTCATCGGGAACTTTTTTAGTTATTTTATCCTTCACAGTATCCTTAACTGTACTTTCCTGACTCAACTTATGGAAGTGATTGACGAGATTAATTGCAGCCAAGCCGTTAGAATCCAAATCTAGCATCCTATCTATATCCACATCAGCCATTAACAACTTTGAACTCATGTAGTCTCTTGCAAGTTTGCTTTTACCTTCAAAATCAGGGAAACCAGATAAAAGTTTATTCCTCTCGATTTCCCTCTTGGTAATCTTATCTGTAGCAAGAGATTTTCTTAGTGTCAATGTGGATTTGGTAGATTCCCACTGTAATGCTTCTCTATGTGCCTTTCGTGCAGACTTATCATCGTCATTTGCTTCGTGCATCTCGGCTTCTTGAAGTTTCTGCATTATCTGAGTATCAATGTACTGAATCGTTGTTTCAGGATCGTCATTGAAGTAATCCTCAATCGTCTTGGGTTTCTGTGAGGCACGTTTTAACTCTGCATTTTCCTGTGCAATTTTAGTCTGATTGGCAATCACACTCTTATATTCCTTGATAGTCTTCTCGACTATTGGTTTAGCAGAGGGATGTACCCTATCAATATCAATTGCTGTTGGATGAATCAGAGCGAGTTCTTCAGGAGTGTAGTAATTGTCCTGTTCCTTTTCCTGTGAGACTTCCGATTCATCGGACTTGACCTCATCGGTTGTTCCTTCTTCTTTAGTCTCTTTTACTTCTGACTCTGGTTGCTTGACCTGTGCGGTTGCTTCCTCGCCAAAAAGTTCTACTGTTGTAGCCATAAATCCTCCTTATTTTATCATTGCCTCTCGGCTTGATGATATTTGTTCCCTATCTATCATTTCTTTATATCTCATTTTAGTTATATAGGACTTAATATGCAAGTCTATCTGATTTAACGCTCTTAGATACTGATAATATTCCTCTCGCTTGTCTTTATCGGGATGTTGGGAGTTTAACCAGAAATCAGTATATTTAGTTCTTAATTCAGACATTATCTGCTCATATATCGGATTACTTATTAACTGGTCGGCATAAAATGCCTTGGATTTATCTTCCATCTGCGGTTCTGCGGGTGCAAAGCCAACCAAAGGAAGAATTAATCGTATAAACCAGTTCTTCAGTCTATCCAAAGTATTCTCCGTTAATATCAGGTGTCGTTAAGTTAGGTTGTCTGGGTTGTGTAGCCTGTTCTGCCTGTGCATTCATCGATTGTCCTGCCTGCGTGGGTAAACCATGTTTAGCAGCAAGCATGAATGCCATTAATTGTTGCATCTGTGGGTTATCTGTTTCTTCCTCTCCAGGAACCCAGTTCTGAGTATCCCTATATCCCATTGCCTTGACCAATTCCTTTAAAGCATGAAGGATTTTATCGTTAAGTATCGGCCCGAATATCTGGTACATCTGCATATACAAGGCAATCATCTGCTGATTTTGCTGAACAAGGATATCTTTACTCGTTGTTCCTAACCCAACATTGATGATTACATCTGCTTTTGCCACTACATCTTCCGGCCCTACCTCAATCCAATCATTTACCACCTTCAATGCCTGCGATTTATTCAGGAAACGCATATTCATGTCAATTATATCTCTAATAAGTGGGGCAATGCCCATTTCAGCAAACAAACGAGCCATCATTTCTATCCTCTGTTGGGCCAACATCACCTGTTGATTTTGTCCACGCATGGTTTTTTGTAGTGTATCGGGGGTAACACCCTGAAAAGACCTTGGGACACCTGTATGATAGTCTTTTTCCTTCTCGATTTGCTCAAATAAAGCGAAACTGAACTGCGATAGTCCATTCCCCTGTAACTGACGTATGCCATTTTCATCCGCAGGTTGACCATTTAGCGTTCTGATAATACCCCCAGGTCTATTGGCATTCAGAAAATCCTCAAAACTTACCTTTGTAGGGTCAATCAACCACCTTCCATTGAGATTAAAATACCCCTCATCAAGCATTTGCCTAAGTAATGAGGTTCTAATCCTCTGTAAGTCCTTGAGTAAGTCAAACATAGACATCCCGATTATCCTATGAGACAACTTTATGGAGGTAAGAACTTCAAAAGGGGGTCTTTTATACTTGTTTTCTTCGTCTTTTAATAGAACATTCCCACATATCACCGATAACCATTTCTTACCATTGTCGGCATTGGTATAGAAACACTCATATACCAACCAAGTATCATCCATCTGATCGTAAAAGAAGCCTCCAGTAAGTCCACCAACGTCTACAAACCGTTCCTCATCAACACTCTGGTCGTTTGCAGTCGGATGGAAGGTGTTTTTCAGTTCCTCTATATTTTTAAACTTCTCCTGTCCGAATTTATTGATAAACTGCCATTTCTTATACTTAGTCCTATGATAAAACATCGTACAACTATCCAAATCCCTTGTATCTATCGGAAATCCGTATTCCTCAGCAGGTACGGCTTCTATTAACGGATACTCGTCAACCAATTGATATGTAAGTGTGACATTATAGGACTTAACTGCGGGTTGAACTTGCGGTACAATCATCCCCCGTTCGTCAATACTGCCAATTAATCGTTCATTCTTTAAGACATTCTCCTTATCAATCGAGACTCGAACCACATCGGGATCGGAAGCCAGTTGCTGAAGTTCCATCTCACTTAGATTCTCATAAGATTTTTCTTCTTCTTCGACTTCCTTATGCCATTGGTACTTAACCGCTCCTCTTTTCAATAGTAAGGCATCCTTGAACCAGTCATTTATGATGATAAACCATTTATTCTTTACCTTAATCTGATAATTAATGAGTTCGTTATGTGCTGCTACTTGCTCGGCATTCTCTTTTTTCCTTGGAGTAAGACTCGTTACGTCATCACCTCCTGCAAATATCTTAACTAAAGAAGGCATAATCCATTCTATGGTGTCGGCAAGGTCGGAGGTATAGACTTGTGACCTACCTGGAATATCCTTCATATAATTGACCCCAAAGTAATAATCAAACGCATCTATGTTATTCGTCTTGATGTCGGAATACTGGTTATCTATCTTATTTATCGCATCTATGCAGAACTGAATCGTCTTTACGTCAGTTACGTCAGTCTTAACCATTGTCTTGAACATTTTATACCACTCCTATTTCCCTATATGCGATAGGTTTATGAGAATATGTCGTTAGTGGGAATCTAAAGTCTTTTATCATATCGTCAAGATATGCAATTGCGTTAATTCCATCATCATGCCAGTAAGGAAACATACTCATTTCGTTCTTTAGTCTATCTATATAAGCATTCGGGCAAGACCTTGAGTAAAACATCCTTGAGTTGTTAAGAGGCCATGACCATGAGGATTCGATAAACTTAATTTTATTTCTTCCCGCAGGTCTTAATAAGACAAGGGTATTGGCATCTTCGGTAATATATCGCCCCCTTGCCCTTAAAGCATTGGCTATATGGATATGTGTGGTGGAAATCCCAACCTTCTCAACTCCAACCTGTCGAATCATTCCTGCATTTAAGTACATCCTCACGATCTGATCTATCGCCTCGGATTCGCTCATGGGAGATATAAATAAATCCAGTATATACCTTGCCGAAGCCCCTATGTCGTTCATTTTGGGTTCTACCCCTACCACGGCTATAGCCCAACTGTCCTCTCCCATCTTATTGATATTGCTTGCCAAGTCTCCTGCTTGGTCTATCACCATGAACTTATATAGTTCCTTTGGAATAAACTGTGGTTCAATCGGCATCAGGAAATCAGGGTTTAGTTTCTGTGTACCTTCAGGCGTAGGATTTAACAACTGCTGACTTCTAAACGTCTTAGTGGCTTTTAACCTATCCAATGTTGCCTGTGAGATCAACACAGGAGTACCGTTTTCCATGCCATCATGGGTCGCTGGCTTTAACCGCATTACATACATATTATTTCCAAATATATCTTTCTTATCCCTGACATAACAAAGGGGATCGTTATGATGGTATACAGTTCCAATTACTCTATGCGAACCACCATCTGCCATGCCAAGATTCTGCGAACTATCGAATTTCACCTTCACATCCTCCATAACATTCGGAGAATCGGCCATATCCTCTGTTGTTATATCATCGTACTTCCTAACCTCAAAGTGCATCGAAGTCGGCATACCTTCTACCAACCCATGCCCTGACACACTTGGTTCTCCACGATTGCTTTTCCTTTTAAGTATCAGCCCCCCATCAACACTCCATAACGGACTCTCCCTCTCAGGGTCTTGATATATCACATCCTCAAATGCATCATAAAGAATCTTCTCGTTCTCGATTATCCGCTTAATTTGGAAGATATACTTCTGTGTTGCTATCGCCCGCTTATAAGCAAACAAGCCAACTGCCTCCTCTGGCTTCCTCAACATATCCTGTAATGTCTCACCTATCGTTATGATGCTTGTTTTATAGTGAAACCTTGCCCACATATCCAACGTGCAATCCTTCGGCCCACTCTGTACTTCCCTGCAAGCCCTAACCAAGAACGGATGGTTGAAGGATTTATGATTACCTTCTGCAAACGGTTTAACGATAAAATAAACAACAAACCATAAATCATTTAATATCAACTGCCTGAACATACTATCCTGATAGTCCTTATCCCTACCAACTGCCTCCGTCATCAATGCCTCATAATTATACTTATACCGAACATCAAATCCCTTCTCATTCGGAAGTCCAATTAAGGGATTCCTTTCAAAAGGCACTCCGTTTATTTTCACTTCTTTCCTTTGCCCGCCTTATTCATTGCTGCTGCCACCGCCTGCTTCTGCGGATGTCCCGCCTTTACCATCTCCCTTATATTCTGGCTTATCGTCTTCTGACTACTACCTCTCTTTAATGGCATATAACCTCCTTTTTAAGCACTTGATAAATAGAAAAAAATATAATCCCGTGTTTTTTCGCACCCTGCGGTCTTTTTATTTAGCATATGCTTCCTAACTGCATTGAAATCCTTCATACTACTCCTTATTAGAAAATTTGTATTCAGCCTCTGAGAGGTAATGTAATTTTAAACCAAATACAGCCATTACCCCCTACCCCCTACCCATGCCATTGCCTATTGCCTTGCATAGACACTACCATACAGCATAATATATATTTTACATAATAGGGAATTATCAGACACTTGCCTTATAGACTGGCTTATATCAACACTTTGCAAAATGCTATGCTTATATTGCTTAATCATTATCGGGTAGTAGATCAACTATTTGCTTACTATTCAAGCTATCGCTTTCCGTATCTGCATGCAGATTTATATCCACTTCTATATAGCTCCTGGTAATGGTCTGATTAAGGTTTACTTTAGGGGCGGGTTCGGTGCGATCCTTGATTTCCTTACATGCAGAGAGGACTGTTTTACTATCAGGAATAATACCATTCAATTCTTTCCCCTGTGCAAATGTTTGGATAG